GCACCGTTAAAGATATATCCGCTACCGTTACCGCTTTGGATCTCTGTTGGTATTCTATAACCGTTTAAATCGTGTTGTCCGTTACTTGTAGAATAACGGTGTCCAAAGTGTTGCTGACTTAACATCTCAATTACATTTTGTCCAAAGTTGCTCGCTAGTTGGTTTCTCCATTCTGACATCATAACTCGTATTCTCTGAGCTGAGTTAATATTTGCATGTGTCATCAACTCTTGTGTGGACGCTCCATTTTCAGTCCTTGCCATATCCCATACAAGTTGGGCTTTACTGCCCGCTCTTGCGATTGTGGCGGGTGTTGCAAGCATGCTTTGTGCTTGTACAAATCTTGTATCAATTGAATGATAAACCATATTTAAAAGAAATCTTATATAAGTTCTTAATTTTGGCATATCCATTGAACCACTATGAGATCTAATTTCTATAGTGTTTTTTATTGTACTTCTACTTGAGCTGTGATTTGGTGCAAGTGATAGCAAGTTGATTGCTGAATACTTTCCACCGCTCCCGCCAGTGCTTATAGCTCTTATTAAGCTATTTATATCAGCTTGTGTGTTTTGTATAGCTTGTGCGGTACTTGTTGGATATTTAGCAAAATAGCAATCTCTTCTCTTAGGTGTTAACATTGTAGAAAATAATGCAATATCTTTAACCATTCTATAACTAAAATCTCTTGCAATTTCTAGCGGTAGCAATTCACCAAAGTGATCAGCAATTTTTGCTCCTCTTCTATAATTTATATCATTGTTAGATTGTGCAAAATTAATAGATTGCTCTGTAAATTGTTGCTCTGTTACAATTGTTCTTTTAATTGGTCGCATTCCAATATGAACATGAACAGAACATTTGTAAGAATTTGAAACGCAATTATATTGATTTGTTGCCACGTTAAAAACTCTGTGAATGTGATCCCATGCTTTTGGACTATCGGCATAAATCGGCATTTCCATTTCCCCACCGTCTCGCAAACTTCCGTCTGATTTTGCGAACACGCCCTCTACTTGGTTGTGAATGTTTACGTCTGAATAATGCGGTCTAACAAATTCAGGCTCTAAACCAAAGGTTAAAAAGTAAGGTCTGTTGGTGTTGTTTAAAATAGTCATTTGTTTGTTTCTCCAATTAATTAAAATGTACGATTAAGATAACAGTTCTAGCAATCATTACAACACCTTATTTTTTGCACTATACTATATAAACATTTTTATCTGCTCTAAGTCCTTGTTTTTATTGACTTTTTTATTTTTCTAAAAAAATTAATTTTTTTTCATTAAGAAGGGGGTTCTCAGGATTGGGATCTCCAGAAATGCCGTCAGGAAATTCCCCGATCAGGCTGTTCCCCGATCAGCGTCCTCCCGATTAGGGAACAATTGTTCGGTGTTATCACAGGAAAAAACCCAGACTACGCTGGGCTTTTTCGGGAGAAATTAAGATGCAACTAAATTGTTCGTAGATTTGCCCGTGTCAAGAAGCCTGTGTGTCCAGTCAATAACTTCGTCATTGACCATCGTCACGGCTCTCTCGTCAAGTCCACCGACATTCCACATAGATATTTCACTAACTCTCTTGCCCACTGCTCCTAAGTAATTAAGTCCGTTCTTGTAGTTATATATAGTCGCTACTGTGCCATCTTCAAATCTGATTGACCATTGAGCATCTACTTTATTATCTTTGTGTGTTGTGCCGTCTGGCTCGTATCTGTTTGGCTCTCCGAATATTTCTACAAGCTCATGGTAAGTTGCTCCAACATTACCCTGAAGATGTATTCCACTTGTATCGCTTGTCTTAGTGAATTTAGTTCCTTGTATGCTATCTTGATAAACTGTATTCATTGGCTGAGTTCCTTGTGTTTGTTTAAGTTAATAATGTTATAGCAATCATTACAATACCTGTCAAACAAATAAATATTTTTTTTTATTTTTATTTTCTTGACATGATTAGCAACAGTTACTATATATAATTTATTAAGCATTTCCTTTGTTTGATTTAAAAAAAGTAAAAGAGTGGGTCTTGGTTTTCCCGCTCTTTTTTTTTGCGTTTCTTTCCAGGCAGCCGTGCCGAACAATTGTTCACCTGCAGCCAGCCATGCCAGGAGTATCACCTGCTGCGCTCGAACAATTGTCTGGTTTTTTACCTGGACGGGCCTGTGGCAGCCCGATCTGCCTGGAAGAAAGCTGGCCTTCAGGCGTTTTTACCGAACAATTGTTCATTCAGGACGGCTGCACAGCCAGGTAGATCCCGATTCTCGCTGCGTAACCAGGAGAACCTGTAACTCCCCGAACAATTGTACGGTATATAATCCCCGCTGCAGTCCGATCCCGATCAGATCCAGGCGGATTACGCACCGAAGCCGAACAATTGCCCCGATTACGCCCCGATCACCCCGATCCCGCTGCGTATACAGGAAAAAGCCCGAACAATTCCCCGACCGTTTGCCTACCACGTCTAAGTAATATCGCTATTTTATGGGTTTCACGCTAGTTTGCTCTATCACATCTGGGTCTTTATGGGTCGTTGTGGCTATTTTCATGCGTTTCTGGGCTATGTCTTGGAATTCCTGTAGTTTTGCCAGTATTTCTTCCCTTGTCAGACTGTCTGTGCGTTCATGTAGCACATGAGCTTTATTAACCAGTAATCCCGTAGCCTTTAATCGCAGTTCTTCCGCTCTAATTGCCTCACCAAATTTCCCCGATTCCCATGCTTCGTTACGCATCTTGAGTAAATCCCGAACCGACTTATCGATAGTGACTCCAAACTTCGTTCTCGCCTCGTCACGCATTTCCTGATAACGCTCTTGCACGACAGGATTACGCAACAACCTTACTGCGTCAACGCCAGGATTAGAATACCCCGCTGATCTCGCTGATGCGGTCTGCGTCATATCCTTGTGCATAAAGTTGTTCAAAAAATCTTGTTGTTTATCAGTCAGTCTTTTCCAACCAGCTAATCGTTGTTCCTTCGTTAAGTTCTCCGCTACTTTTGGCATCTTGTTTTATCTCCATTTCATTACTAGTTTACTAGGGGTAAGATGGGTGGTTTACTTACCACCCTCTTATACCCCCTTTAGGGGGGAAGTTCGGTAAGTAAAAAAGTAGGAGCAAAATCAATGACTTACAACCTAAAATTAACTTACCGTAGTAAGAAGTAACCTCCGTAAGTTGCTTCCAAAAACCGAACAATTTCAATGACTTAGCACTTACCGAACAAATCTACTTCCCGTGTATGTTGGTAAGTTGGTAAGTAAATCACTCATAAAGCACCACAATTTTGGGGTCATTTGTTCGTTTATAGAACGTGCCTAACTCCGTGCATATATAGCCTAAATGGGTCATCATATCTCTATGATTTAAGAAACATTCGGCACATGAATCCACATCATATTCGCAGTCAAGCATATGATTAATTGGTGTATGCAGTTGTTGTGCAATTCCTTTCTCAACGGCGCACCCCAGACAAATTGTTCGGTTATTCATATGCAGTTCCATACCAGCGACAATTTTTTCTTTACATAGCGAACAATTCTCCTGTTTCTTTTTAGCCATTAGCTTACCTCCACTTTTGCGAACAATGGTGCGTCACCTTCCAGTCTCTTTTTTGCTATTCCAATGTATTCTTCATTAAGTTCGATAACAGTTGCATCTCTATTATGCCTGTCAGCCACAAGAGCAGTTGTTCCCGATCCCCCGAATGGATCTATAATCCGATCTTGTTCGGTTTTATCAGTATCGCACTCGCATTGCTTAACAAACCCGTTATCTTCCTTCGTTAGCGACAGCATATCCTTGCTGTTCATACGAGAAGGCTTATCTCTTTTGGGAATAACTCCGACCATATGCTCCCGAACAATTCTGTCAGGAACGTCAGTTGTAACCATTTCTCTCCTGTACGCAGTTCCGCAACCCGAACAAATCTTCGCACTTGACCCAGCAAGAACGCATGGTTCGATTAAATCAGTTGGAAAAACGGCAAAATGAGCTTCTTTATAAGGCTTTGTAGGAACAGTCCAGACGCTACGTTTGTTCCTAGTTTCGTATTGATTAGTCTTTAAACCCGCCATTTTTGTACGACCAGGCGTGTTATTCAGCTTTGTTGTGTCTCGATCCCGATTGGAATTATCGAATGTAATTGTTTCTTCTTTAATAGCGACATTATCAAAATAATAATGCGGACTTTTACTAAGCAGAAATATATATTCATGGGCTTTTGTGCATCTATCCTGTACGCTTTCGGGCATTGGATTAGGTTTATGCCAGATTATATCTTGCCTCAAATACCACCCGTCAGCTTGCAAAGCAAATGCCACTCGCCAAGGAATACCGAACAAATCTTTAGGTTTGATGCCTTCTACAGGTGGTGGTCTGGTAACTCCATAATCTTTGTCGCCCCGAACCGATTGATTTGTTGTTGTTGTTCTTCCTCCACTTGAGTAACTATCTCCCAAATTCAACCATAGAGTTCCATCATCTTTAAGCACTCGCTTGATTTCACGGAACACATTGACCAGCGACTCGACAAATTGTTCGGGTGTTTTCTCCAGACCGATCTGTGAATCTATGCGTTTTGCACCACATTTTACACAGTCGCCTGTGGATAAAATAGATTTATTGCTACCTCTACCACCTTCATCTATAAAGTTCCGATTGTTTCCCAGCGAGTCGCCTTCATGCGAACAATTCTCCGATCCACCTACCCAGCTTGCCGTTCCGTAATCTCGCAACCCGTAATATGGTGGGCTTGTTATACACGTTTGAAAATGCTTATCGGGCAAGGTTTTTAACACTTCCCGACAATCTCCTATTTTTATATCTATCATACTTCTTGGCTCACACTAGTGGTTTCCATTTCGCTGTGTATGGTGGTATAATCCCGCCTTTTAGCTATGATTTGCCACTTCTTAACGGCTTCATCATAGTTGTCGGCTTCTATATCAACCACATAATACTTTGTTTCCTTACAATGGATAACAAACTTTTCTTTTGGCAGTTTTCTCATATTAAGCTCCATTAAAACATGATGCTTTGACCATGTGATCTATTGGCTCGTCACCATAATAGTCAAATATAGCTCCAATTACTAATTGTTCGCTTTTTTTAATGTCGTCTTTACATTGACGCATATTGACGTATTCGACTTGGCTCTTATGAAACATACACTTTTGTTCGCCTCCATCATGCCGATTACCCACTGACCATACGATACATATGGCAACTAACATCTCTACCATTTTAACTCCTTTAAAAATCGAACAATTTTACGAATAGAGCCACCCCTCTTAGGGGTAGCTCCATTTATATGTAGGACAAGATATTTACTATTAAGCAACGTCTTGCTCCTCGTCTCTATGACATGGATTCCACATGACTTGGATTTCCTCGATTTCAGCTTGCTCAACACCATAAGACCGTAAGGCTTTAGCCATGACACGATCCGCAGTTTCAGTCCACACAATCGCAGATAACATTGCCCAAATCCATGCTCCAATTTCTTTCTCCTTTGTCGTGTTATTA